AGTGACTGCGCTGACCACTGGGTACCTTACCAATCCAATGGTACCGCCGTGATCGACTTCTATTTCACTGCCGTCTCTGGGAGGGTAGGTATAATCAGTTACGTAGATAATAAACCCGTTGACATCGTTATCATAGACACCACCGTCGTTGTAGACCACAGCACCTTGACTGAGTTCATAGTACAGGTCAACGGCCGTTGGAACTTCTAGAGGATCGGAACCTTCAGCAGCAAGAGCATAGACACCGTGAGCACTTGATCCACCAACACTTCGAATCTGTCCACCACTCAACGAGAAATATGAAGTGTAGCAGTAGTAGGTAAACATAGACACCGCTTCAGCAAGACCACCATTGGCAGTGACCAATCCATAGCCCATATCGCAGATCTGTGTAAAGTCGTTGCTCAACATACTTCTGTTACCAGGCATTAGAACTTCATATACGTTGGCATTATCATTAACAAAGCCAATCACAGTAGTTTGAATTGCGGCCTTACTTGTTTGCAGATTTGTTCTTGCTGTGATTCGTGCAGCTTCGTAGGCATATGCTGCTAGATTTGGCAAAGTTTCAACTGGCAATGTTGCCTCTGCTGCTGCTAATTTTGCTGATTCAGTGCCACCAGTTACTCTATAAGTGTTTAGGGCCAGAGCTATGCTACTCATCAAAGTTTCTATTGTGGCCTGTACAGCACCATCACTGGCCGATCCAGTTACTTGACTTAGAGTGGCACCGTAGGTTGGTGTAACTGCTGTATTGACAATAACATTCTTGGCCGAAGTCTTGACAAAAGTCACAGCATTTTCATAGGCTTCGGCTTGAGTTGATAATATCTGTAGTGTTAATACAGTTCCCACTCCGTTGACAAATTCGTAGGCTGCTTTGCGAGTTTCACTGTTTCCGCCATATACTAGATCATACACCAATGCTTCTAAGATTCTTTCGAATACCCTTAGGCCATCTGGAACACTAAATTCAACAGCTGGATAGGTAGTTGTTATATAACCAGTTCCCACCTGTTTCAAAAACTCTAGATTGGTAATCAATAGTGCTTTGGCATTAGCAATATTGCTGGCCAATGCTGGAGGACTAGGAATACTCAGTGTTGGTGCCGCAGTAGTACCCCTTCGAATAATGTTTCGTAAATTTGCTTTACTCTGAGACACTATTGCTCGACTCGAGTTAAAACTAGTTGCTGGAGTAAGAGCTGCCAAAACTTCGTCTGCTTCGTCGTGTGCTCGGTCAATGGCTCTAGTTGTTAAATTTAACTGATCGCTGATAACAACTTCCGCATTGGCCTGGCGATAACTCTGTCCAGATCTTCTACTGTGATAGTTGGAACCAAATACAACATCATATCCTAGACCGTCAATGATCAATCCAACGTCTCTATTACATATACTTTCATTGTAGGTAAAAACATCAAAAGGCCAAGGAGTCACTTCGTCCAGCACAAAAATAGCGGTACTGCCGCTGGTACCGTATTCAAAATCTCTAACATAGTTAATACGATATACTTGATCTTCAACGATAAAGGATGCCGGTAGTTGAGGAAATCGTTTTAGATCGCTGATTTCAAGTCTTGTATTGCTGATTTTATTGGTGATTCTAAATTTAATATTGCCAGTAAATCCGTCAATGAACATACCGCCTGCGAATGTTTGACGTCCTGTACTCTTTGAGAATACAGCACCTTCTTGGAAATAGGGAGACTTGGCAAGAATCTGTCCTTCGGGATCCAGCACACAACCAAAACCTCCTGCACCCTGCAAGGTCATTGCGCGGCCAATGACCGCATCGTTACACAAGAACACATCCATTTGATCGTTGTCTAATGGTACATTGTATGATTCGCTGCCGGTATCAATAATGTCAACGAAAACATCAACCAGTCTGCCAATAACACCTCCATTCGGAACAACATCTCCTGAATTGGCAGTATAGGTACCTGCAAAATCAGTGCTGTTGACTGCTAGAGTTCTAGCCTGATCTGTAAAGATAACAAATTGTGTGCCGTTGGCCACAGTGATCCAATAACTGTTGCCGTTGAACACAGTGAGGCCAGTCATGCCACGGAACGTGACTATTTCACCTGTGCTGAGTCCGTGTGCAGGAGTGGTTGTTATTGTGGTTGTTACTCCCTTGGTGACAGCTGATACTGTGACTGGGGTTCCTCCTGAGCCAGTTTCTGCGGTGTAGGCAGTGTCGATGACCTGTGGTTCTGAATAGGTTATCAGTGTGCCTGTGATAGGTTGTAGATATTGGGAATTAGCAATATCAATATTTCGAATAGCAGCCTGTGCCACAGTTTCTAATCTACGAACAGTAGCGATAAATTCATCTAGTTGTTCTGTGATTATTAATACTGCACTAGCATCATTTGAATCTTTATATTTTAGTGCAGCTGAGATTGTTCTTGGAGCACTGCTATATCTAAGGTCAAAGACTATGGCATCGATCAAAATGCCTAAATTTTGTTTATAGGTATCCGAGTCGTATTGAAAATCAACAAATGGTGCTATCTCTTCAGCAATTTGTTTGTTGATCCAGGTAATAACTTCTTCTTGAATAAATTTTTTGTTTAGTCTTAATAGATCAGCAGCTGATCTATAAAAGCCTTTGTTGTTAATTAGTGCTTCGTCGTATACAGGTTCATCAGCATTGCTAAGGTAGTGATAACCGTAGACATCCTCTCGATTAATGTTGTAATCACTTTTAGCAGTGTTTAGCCCATCGATAATTCTATCGCGTCTAAAATACTTAAATGCCCAAGGGCTTGAACTGGTTCCTTTCTTCGGGCGGATAATTGTTCTACGGAATTCGTCACCAATAACTGCAACGTTTTGTGGTATTTTTAATGGTAGGTTTTCGTAATAGATACCAGTTTCTACTAGCACTGAGATTTGTCTGGTATTGGCCACATCACCGTAGCTGATCTTTTCATCTATCTCAAAGGTTCCGTATTTGATATCAATATCGAATATTTCGTTACCAAAAGAATCTAATTGACCGCTATGAGCCAAAATTTGAGCTAGTGCTCCAGATGTTTCGCCTTGTAGAAACAATCCTTCTCTAATGTCTCTACCTCTACGTGCTTCTGCACTATCTGTAGTCACATCTCCAGTGAAATCTGTTCTCTGTCCTCCTGTATAGATTAAAAATCTAGGGAGACTTACGATTAGATTAGGAAACTCTGTAAAGCCGTTGCCGCCATCAGTAATGGTAATACCGGCAATAGCTCCCGATACAACATCAGCAAAACCAAATCCAGATCTTGCCTCAGTATCTGTGACTGTGGGTTCTACACGAACCGAAACTAGACTATAGCCTGTACCAGCTGTTTGAATGATCGCTGTGCTTACTTTGTAGGTAACAGCAAATACACCGTTGGTACCAAAGGTACTTCCGGCGGTAACTGTTATACCAGTTGGACCTTCAACAGGAAGTCCGGGTCCGGTACCGGAGGCTCCTTCATCAAATTTACCACCAGTTAACAATCTAAATGTTAAAATTGGACCATTAGGTGTTCCCGGAGCAGCATTAACTGTGAGAATTTCTAAGGTAGCTGCATTAATTGTATCCGCACCAGTTGCATTTATTCTTAAAATTTCACCTACCTGATAGTTGAAACCGCCTTCCACTAATTCAATAGTGTCAACAGTCAGAGTAACTCTTCCAGTGAATCCCGTACCATTATCGTCTGATACATCAATATCGGCAAGAGTACAATCATTTATGACTCCGGTGTCTGGATTGGTCCAGGTCAAAACTTTCTTGTAAGGCCCAATTTCAGGAGGTGCCTCTAACATAAGTTCCTCTGCTCTTTTTAGAGCAGCTTCTAGAGTTCTATAGGCAAATGGCAATGCGCGGCCCTGAACACTGGCTCCAACGCCAACCCTTTCGTCAGCGCCCGATGTGGCAACAAACAAGTTTGCCACAGAAGCAAAACCTGCATTGTCTACGTAGTTCTTACTGGCAGCAATTAAACCACCATAGGTAACGTCGTCTTCTGGTTCGGGATTCCTTGAAAGAATCAATGGACCAGTCATTGTGCCGAATGCACTATTAACAACATTTCCAGCTGCAGGATCTTGTGTAAATACTCCGCCCCTTCCAATTTTAGTATCAGCATAGGCTTTGTTTGCAGCTTCATCAGCTGTGATAGGAGTAGTCAGTTGCTGTATACGATATTGAACACCGCCCGACTGACCTTGTAGATTTCCACCTAGCCTAGGAGCAGGATCAGCTGCCACTGTTGATCGTGTATTAGTAACTTCAATTTGATTTTCGTTGGTAAAGTTTAAACTTATACCAGTACCTGCTACCAACTGCTTAAAAATCAAACCAGATTCGTCAGCATTTACAGCTACGATTGCGTTTTCTAAGCCTCTATAATAATCTTCACCTTCTCCGCCCGGGGGTGCATCTTCTAGCGTAGCAAAGCGTAGTCTACTGCCTAGACCCAATGCTCCGTAGAGTTCACGGAAGTTGTCATTGACTTTTCTAAATGAGTCGCGAATGCTGTCGCCTGTGCCGTCGTTGCCTACAACGCCGATGTCTATCGTTTTTCTTGCCATAGTAGAATCCTAAGATTAATGCTTACTCTACTATTTAGTTTGAAAATTTTATAAGCCGAATGTAAATACAAAATGTTCCTAATGACAGAACTTGTTGAAACTCAATATGTTAGACTGAGTAAGCTGGGCCAAGAACACGCATATAAGCGTAATAAGACCCTAGCTGTATTTCGTTGTGACAGTTGTGATGAAATGTTTAAGCGAGATCTCAAACACATAGAAAGAAAACGTTTAAGCAACAATTATTTTCATTGTTGTTCGTCTTGTGACACAAAGCGATTTGCCCAACGTAAGGGTGTTGAGCGTAAAAAGATATGGGATATGCCGGCTAGCAGTACGCTACCTGTGGGCAGATATTAAACTCTAAAACTTTCACCGCAACCACAACGATCACGTTCGTTGGGATTGACGAAATCAAATCCTTCATTGAGTCCATTGCGAACCCAATCCATAGTTAGCCCGTTTAAGTAGGCTAGACTTTTGGCATCAACTAATACTACAAAGTCTTTTTGAGCAAAATTAGTTACACCTACTTCGTTTGTGTATTCGTCAACATATTCTATGGTATAGGCTAAACCACTGCATCCTGTAGTTCTTACACCTATACGAATACCCACGCCTCGGCCACGACGCTCTAAATTCTGTTTGATACGTTTACTGGCTGTGTCTGTTACGGTAATCATCAACGGCTGCTTTGATAGCATCCTCGGCCAATATACTACAATGTATCTTAACTGGCGGTAATGCTAGCTCTTCGGCGATTTCGGAGTTTTTAATTGATCCGGCTTGGTCGAGTGTTTTTCCTTTGACCCATTCTGTAATGAGGCTCGAGCTCGCGATAGCCGATCCGCAGCCATACGTTTTAAATTTTGCATCTGTAATAATACCTGTATCATTGTCAACCTTTATCTGTAATTTCATTACATCACCGCAAGCAGGTGCGCCAACCATACCTGTACCTATATCAGAGTCATTTTTATCAAAAGACCCAACATTTCTAGGGTTTTCGTAGTGATCAATTACCTTGTCCGAGTACGCCATTAATTTTCTCCCAATCAATAATCTTCCATTGGTTTTCAAGATATTTCTTTTTGTCTGCCTGGTAGTCAAGAGCCCAGGCGTGTTCCCACCAATCAATTAGTAAGATAATATCATTCTTAATTTCGTGATTAACAATAGTTTTAATATCACCGTTTTTGGCAAGATATACCCATCCGCTGCCCTGTATGGCCATTGCTACTTTGCTAAATTCTTCTTTAAAATTATCAAAAGTTTTATAATGCTTTTCAATAAACTCTAAAATGGCATCATAGGGTCTATTTGAACCTTCGGGCTTCTTATACTGTGCAAATAAAATGTTATGTAAAAATGCACCCGCCGCGTTGAAATCATCATCTCCTTCGCCTTTGTTATAACGATCAACATAGGCTTTGTACAGTGTACCGTAATGATAATCTATAGTTTGTTCGGAGACAGCAGGTTCTAATTCATTTCGATCGTAGGGCAACCGAAGATGAAACAGCTGATCTTTCTTACCTTCAATTATAAAATTTTGAATGAATTTAAACGTCATATATATATTTACCGCTAAATAAAATCCTAAGGAGATTAATATGCTAGGATTAATTAAGAAACTATTTGGAGCCAAAGATGCTGCACCTGCACCAGTAGAAGTTGCATCAGCCCCATATAAAGTTGATGTAGCACCTGCGCCAGCAGTTGATGCAGTAGTTGTTGTTCCAGATGCAGTTGTTCCGGCGGCTGTAGTCGAACAGGCACCTGCTAAAAAGCCTGCACCTAAAAAGCAACAGTTCGCTAAGAAACCTGCTGCTCCAAAGACTGCGGCACCTAAGCCAAAGACTGCAACACCAAAAGCACCAGCTAAGCCAAAAGCAAAGCCGGCTGCTTAAGACTTTGTTCGTAGAGTGCAAAGCTAGATAGATTCTTAGCCTTGCTTTCGCACATAATGTCAAAGTTGTCACGGAAGCTCAGAGCCCATTCATTCACTGCTGTATTCCAGTAAAATTCTGAGTGTGCTCTGAGTTTTTGTTTCTTGTAGCCCTGATCTAAGAGGGACGGAAGATCGGGGCGGATGTGTCCGGGATGGTCAATAAGACAGTCTTCCCGTGATACACTATAATGTAACACAGGGCGAACGCCACGCCAACTATCAATAATCCTTTTAACACGGTCGTCAGTTGCTTCAATATATTCTCCTGAGTTAATCCAATGATGATGTATGTCGAGAACTAGGGCGCAGTCCTTGACTAACTCAATGCTAGAGTCAATGCCCCAGGTCATTTCGTCATTCTCGATGGTAAGACAGTTGCGGGCCTCGGGTGTCATTTTGCTAAGAGCATCACGAACACCCTGTGGGCCTTGCTTGCCCGAAATATGCACATTGATCTTGAAGTCTTGGAATGTTTGACCATAGCCCATCCAACGAGCCATGTCTACATGATACTCAAACTCTTCTATTGAGCGTTCTACTATGCCCGGGTTAATAGACGCCAACACGCAAAACTGGCCAGGATGAAAGCTGAGCCTAACATTATTCTTCCTAGCCACATCGCCCACTCGGGCAAATCCTTTTTCTGCAAATGCTCTGACATCGGACTGCCGCCAAAACCACTTCCAACTAGGCTCAGTGTATACAGGAAGTATATCACTTGAGAGTCGTACCATTCTAAGATCTTCATCTAGTGTTCCTACCCTGCTGACTAATTTGTAGCAGGCTTCAATGTTTCTTTCCATTAGATCCCAAAGTCGCTGTTCTGCTTCTTGAGGATGTTCACGCAACCACCTAACTGTGGTAGCACCTGTATTTAAGTCACGGTCACGAGCATTAATTTTCATGCCGTTAACTTCTTCAGGATCATTGATCCACTTGCAGGCAAAGCCTATGCGTTTAATCATTAGTGTACCGCTGCTTTCTCATTTACTGTGCATTCAACTACCCAATTATTAAATTCGGTAAATTTGGTTACTTCTACTCCTAGTCCAACTGCTTCATTTACAAAGTGCTTTAACAGTGCATTGTACAGTTCGTCGGGCATAGTGTCTTTATCAAACTTGATTTTCATCTTTGGCTTTCGCAGAAATTACATTGGCGATACGAAAGGCACGCCATTCTTTTTTATCTAAACACCAAACATTCAATACGTCCGGATTAACTTTCTTTTCTTTTTTAGGAGCAGGAAAGTCAACAGGATTGTCTGTGTTAGTTTCGTGTATTGGTGTTGAAGGAATCAATGCTTCGCTAAGAGTGCAAGGCATAGAACGGACTGTACCGTCTACTTTGGTAAATTCTACTATACACTCGCCGGTATATAGTAGGTCGGATAGTTGTTTGCGTGTAAGTGTAGTCATACAACTATTATACGCTCTTCAGCGCCAGTTGTCAACTACAAAAGGATCAAATACAACATCGGGATTTGGATCACCGTGAAACACCGCTATTGAACAATGAGGATTAACCTGTAGATTATGGGCTACTGTTTTGAATCCATTCTTGCCTGTTCTAACAACCAATTCTTCTCGACTGCGAATTTCCCATTTGTAACTCTGTATCCATTCTATTGGCCAAAATTTTATGCGATCTTTGGCCACGTGCCAGGTCCAATCTTGGTCTCCGTGCATACGTTGAGCGTTTGCAGGATTAGCAACAAATCGATCCCATATGTCTCGCTGACTGCCGTGTTCCCAACTCATTACGCTGCTGTTTAACATACGCCAACTAGGATGAAATTTACGATTGAAATCTTGAATGCCCATAAACTTATTACCTAAATTTTCAACAAGTTTATCTAGGTTGCCGCAGATCACAACATCCAAATCAAGATATAAAATTCTACCCTGTATATCTAGGCTAGGATCAAACATATGAACTTTATGCCACCACGGTTTAAGATATCCTGCGCTCCGTTGAAGGATAGTTCGAACCCCAGTAATTGGATTGGGATCGTCAGTTAGGCAGGTAAATTCGTAGGGCACAGTCATATGGCGACTGACCATATTACGCAATCGTTCTACATAGTTGGTTCCGTACTTGTTACCAAACTTAACACAGAGAACTGTAATTTTATCTGTGTTCTGACTGGACTGTGGTGTCGGTGCTGCACCTTCAGTCTGTGGTAGAAATCCGTGTGCCTTGTAAAAACGAAACTGTTCTTTAGTTAGACTGTCTTTTACTTCTTTTGACAATTTCATCAATGGCCACCAGTTCTTCTAATATTGTTTTGAGATTATCTAATTTGATCATATTTGGACCATCGCTAGGAGCACGATCCGGATCTTCGTGACATTCCATAAAAACTGCCGCGACACAGCCAGTTGCTATTGCCGCTCGGGCCAATGGTGGGACCATCCGTCGGTCGCCGCCTGAGCTCGTGCCATTTGCTCCAGGCTGTTGAACACTATGGGTGGCATCAAAGACCACTGGATACCCGGTGCTTGCCATAATGGGTAAGCTACGCATATCAACAACAAGATTATTATATCCATGAGTGTATCCCCTTTCGCATAACATAATGCGTTCATTGCCCGTTGAAGCAATTTTTGCCGCAACGTTTTTCATATCGTGAGGAGCAAGAAATTGACCTTTCTTGACATTAATGGCGCAGCCAGTAGCGCCAGCAGCCATCAATAGGTCGGTTTGTCTGCATAGGAATGCAGGAATTTGTAATACATCGATGCCGGCATCAGCACATTCCTGTGCCTGCCAACTTTCGTGAATATCTGTTAAAACAGGCACTCCAAACTGATGCTTTATAGAATTGAGAATCTGTAACCCTTCTGCAATTCCTACGCCTCTTTTAGTAGAGATGCTACTTCGATTGGCTTTGTCAAAACTGCTTTTATAAATTACCGGAATGTTTAAAGATTTTGCAATATCTAATATTCTAGAACAGGTATCTTCAGCATGACTTTGACTTTCAATTTGACAAGGACCTGCTATTAGAGTAAAAGGCAAATCATTGCCAACGGTGAGATGATTAATGTTAAATGTATGCATATAATTATTTACCAGTGCCTAATGGTGTTGGCAATAATAAAGCAACAGGTTATAACGTGAATAACAACCCAAAACGTTTTTAAAAATAATGCTATGCGAGCTTCTCGTATAGTGAGGATAGGCACATCAGGCCTATCCTCATCTGTCTGACCTATCAAGTGCCCGGTGGCTCGAGCCCAGATGCGTTCAAATGAGTTCACGCAAACAAGTCCTCATTCCACTCGCGATGACCTTCACGGAAAGCCATATTGCTCTGTGTTTCGCGAACTTCTACACGATAGCACCATAGGCGTTGTGCTTCGCCTTCGCCCCACATCTCTGGAATATAAACTCCGTTGACATATTTGTAAAGCATATCACTAAGACCTTCGCAGCCTAGTTTAGGTAGTATTACAATCTTAGCCATATTCTTTTCTTGTAGCAATTTAAATGTTGCCATTTCTGGATCATCTGCGGCTACAATAAGCGTGTGATCAAATTGATCCTCTAGGATCTTTTTAAGTTCTTTAAGGCCACCGTAGTCAGCTGCCCAGTTTCGAACGTCGAGGTCGTTAGTTCCAAAATAGAACTTCATTGAAAAACTGTAACCGTGAATTAGATTACAGTGACTATCAGCTCTCCATTGTCTGTATGCACAGGGAAATGAGTCGTGATATTCTTTTGTTGATGTGTACTTGTAAAGTACTGGTTGTAGATTTGCCATCTCTAGTCTCCTTTGTAAGGTAGCAAGTTTGACGACATGCAGAGTTTATAAAGCGGGATGAATGGCGTAAAAGACCGCTAAGTTTTATTATAGCAACTATTTATCGTAGAGTCAAGCTCTAGATAAAATTTATTAATTTCAAAAAATGTCACATTCGGTAATACCCATTCTTCTGGTAAAAGCCATTCGTGAAGATTAAAAATTTTAAAATTACGATCAGGATAGGCCAAGTAAATCTTTCTCATTTGATAGACCCAATAGGCAGGATCTACAGCTGGTTTGTCTTCTTTCAAATAGTTGTTGGTATTTTTATAGACATTGTTCACTAGGTTTGATTTACCATACAGATCAAACCCTACCAAGAAAATGTTTTTAAAATCTAAATGGGCGGCCAGTAAGACCGCATACGGCCCACTGCCCCAGTGTTCGGGTTGGTCTGGTTTTAATGTTCCCTGATAGGGAAGTTCAGGCAGTAGCTTTATTCTTTCGTTTCGATGAAGTTTGCCGTAGTCTCTTTGATTTCTTTCTCGAGTATA